CGCTTTCTATAGCATCAGCTACTGATACGGATCCTGCCGTCGCTGGAACAGTAGGAAACGAATGTCCAATAACTAATTTTGTTCCGGGCGAAGTTTCGCCGATGCCCACTTTATTTGGAGCGAATATATCACCATTTGTCATTAATCTTAAGGCTTCGTTAGTGTTATTTACGAAAAATTGCATTTGTTCTGACGACGTTTGATGATTATATCGTATAAAACCTCTTGGAAGAACATTTCCGGTATTACTGAATTCAAGAGTAGAATAGTTAGAACCCGAAATAGCAGATAAATTTATTGTTGCATCATTACCATCCATTCCCAAGTGAATACCTTTAGTTGGTGCTGTTGTTCCCATTACAAAAATTGGTCCATCAATATGTAATGCTGATGAGGGTGTAGTTGTGCCGATGCCCACGTTGCCGTCGGGTAAAATACACATTCTTTCTTGTAAATTGTACGCTGCTTCGGTATTTTCATGTGTATAAAATCTTAATCCAGCACCAAAAGTTCCGTTACTTGTTCCTTTATGTGCTTTTATAGAAGCATATGTTCTAAAATTCAAGTGGGGATCTACATCCTGAACGGTGCCGGTATCACCCAGGGCGGCGGAGCCCTCATTTCCTTGGAAATCAATAGCTCCTATAACAGCATTTTGATGACTTCCAAAATATGAGTTATTATCCCAATATTGAAATAATAATTTGTGAGCTGCGTCATTTCCTCTTATAAGAATATCACCACCTTGAATATGTAATTTTTTTGTGGGAGAACTTGTGCCGATGCCCACGTTGCCATCTTTATCTATAACAAATTTATTTGAATTTGTTGCCGAAGTTGCGGTGGTTGATGTAATAGTATCATTAATACCAATAGCAAAACGAATATCTTCTCCAGCATAAGCATGACTACCAAGAGCAATTCCTCGTGATACAGAAACTAAATTGGCATTACCGGCTACAAAAGAATAATTAACACCTAAATCATTATGAATTTTATTATAATAACCAAATACGGTATTCCAAGAATAATCAAGCACTCCATTTGCGCCAGTGGGTGACTCAGTTGCGTTACGTGCTTTTATTTTTCCGGCAAAATCACCAATTAAATTTACTGCGCCACCTACAAAATTACTTCCTCCAGAAACTTTATGATAACTACCAGCTACAAAATTTGCAGTGGCAGTCCAAAGTTGATTATTATCTCCGAGTACAGAATTTAATCCTGTTGCGTTGTATGAGCCGGGTTGATTATTGTCAATAAAGTTGTTTTTACCAATAACTAAAGAGTAGGGTGATTTATATACCCAATTATTTTTTCCAGAAACAATACTGCCACCAATATCATCAAAAACTTGTTGTCCAGGCTCGTTAGTCTCACTAATTTCCCCAGTAGTTAAAGAAGGATTTACGGTTATAATTAAAGATTTAGGAGTATCTATAGAGGTAAAAGTATCACCAATAATTATAGAATTAGAACAGTCATATAAACTTCCAACTAAAGATCCTCCACCGTCACCGTCTCCGGTTGTGTCGTATGATTTATTTAATAAAATGATAGCATTGGTAGCTTTTTCTGTAATATATCTTTTATTTAATCTTTCCTGAGTTGTAGAATAATCCCAGTCTTTATCTAAATTATAAGATAATAAGGTAGGAACATTTGGTGTGGATTGAATATCAATTAAACCCCAATTCAAATCACTTTTTTTTGCTCCAATTAATAATTGTCTTTCAATCCATACTTTTCCACCGGTTACATCTGTAGAAAGAAGACCATGTTCTGTAGCAAATGAATACATAGGATGATTGGGTCCATCGGTGTCTTCGGCATCATATTGTTTTATTAAAAATTCTTCACCAGATAATCCAGTAACACTCATATTACCTTCTGTAATAGAGAAAATTTCTTTTTGGTTCGTTCCGTTGAAAAATCCTTTTTGATGTCTAATATCAGATAGAAGCTGCTTTGTTCCTCTTATGTTAAGAGCAGTTCCACCTACACTGGAACTGGAAGCCCCTTGAACACGTGCTCCTGATCCTCCTCCCTTTAAAATAGCATATGGATATTGTATTGTGTCTGAAGCATTACCGATGCCGTCTGGTCCGTTTCCAGTGAAGTCCTCATCACTAAAAAAGAAATTAAAAAGATCATATTTTAATGCGTTCGCTTTTGTAATTTTCTCTTGATCCTCGCTGACATTAGTAGCAATTGTTTCGATTCTTAGTGTAGTTCCTGCTGTATTTTTATAATACATTCCTTCTGTCCTGTCGGCTCCAGTTGGTTGTAACCACACAGATCCTCTTGGTATATTAGAATCGGCATTACTCCACCATGCGGCAGAAGGTGTATTTTCAACAATTTGAGTTTGTTCTCCGTTTTCTATAATTGTTCTAGTTTTAGTATTGAAAAAATTAATATAACCGTCTGTTCTTATACTACCTCTTACATCTAAAACTATTTTACTTTGTCCTTCTTTATTTGTAAGTGTTTCATTATCTGGATCATCAGAGACTAAGATTCCACTTCTCGTATATTTCTCAACACCTTTATAATCTGTGTTATCAAGCTCGGTGATACCTTTTCTTGGAAAACCTCCAATAGTAGCAATGTTTTCATCAGTTAAAAACAAATTACCACCTGTGCCATATATATTAAAATTATTTAAAGATGTAGTTTTAAATTGAATACCATTATTTGAAATATCATTTGTTTGGTCATATCTTGCAATATTTGAATTATAAAATATTCCACTAAATTTACCTCCAGAACTTGTTTCATTAAAAGCTAAAGAAGCCAATCTACCTGTATCATTTGCATTAAATACTCCTGAATCAGTATTGTTTCCCATAGATAATCTACTAAATGGCTCTGATGTTCCTATTCCTAATACTAAATTACTACCTTGAACATTTAAAGCAAATCCATTAGACGAATTATCATTAAGTGTTACAGGAAATATGGTTTGACCTTCACTTTTTAATCGTGTAGCACCCAAAATTCTATTTTTTGATGCACCACTACTTGATTGCCATTTCCTTGTCGGCATTATATATATATCATTTATTAATTTTATTAACTTATTATTACTTAATAATATATAAATTAATTAAAATTTTATATTTAATTTTTATTTACATAATTGTAAATAAAAAATAAATATTAATAAATATTAAATGGTATATCAAATAGAAATTTCTATAAATTTAAATAAGGTAAAAAATTTAACAGAAATAAGAAATATTATATTGCAAAAGGCTTATGATTGTAAATTAAACAATTATTATATAGTTTATGAACATATAGGCAAAAATAGAAAAAATTATAGAAATCATTGTGTATTGACTTTAATATTTGAAGAACATGATGAATTATTAGCAGAATTTATAAAATATTCAAAAACTATAAAAAATATTAGTATTGAATCTGTAGGCTTAGATGATATTTCATTTAAACTTATGTATGCTTCAAAAAAATATTTAAATATGATGGAAAAACAATTTGTTAATAATTATATAAATTTAAAAAAAAAGAAAAAATTGTATAAACAAGATTCTATAATTTATAAAGTTTTAAATAAAAAATATTAGATTATTTATTTTATATTATTATTTATATTATGAATAAAACAAATTTACCAACCCCCAAATTAGAGCTGTTTAAAAATATTGAAATTTTAAAAAAAAATAAACAAGAAAAAGAAAAAAAAGAAAAAAATAAAAAAAAATATTTAGATTATTTATTTAAAGACAATGATATTTTTTTAAAAAAGTATTTTGAGTAAAATAAATATATAATGTATATCAAAATAGATTATGTATAATAAAACTTTAAAAAAAACTGATATTAAAAAAAAAATAAACAAGAAAAAAACATTAAAGAAAAAGTCATTAATGAAAATTGAATCTATAAAATCATTTGATAAAACTATTAAAAACAATTACAATAATAAATCAAGTATGACATATAATACGGAATTTATCAAACTTTTAAATGAATTAGAAGAACTTATGAAAAAGAAAGGAGAGTTTTTTAGAGCAAGAGCTTATACAAAGGCGAAAGAAAAGCTGATTTTGTATAAAAAACCAATCACTGAAGTAAATCAATTAAAAGATATTAAGGGGATAGGAAATACAATATTGAATAAATTACAAGAATATGTTGATACAGGGACATTACAGGTATTAGAAAAAGCAAAGGAAAATCCAGTTTATATATTCACTGATGTTTATGGAATTGGTCCAAAGAAAGCAAATGAACTTGTAAAAAAACACAATGTCAAAACTATTGATGAATTAAGAGACAGACAAGATGAACTTTTAAATGATGTTCAAAAAAAAGGTCTTAAATATTATGAAGATGTTTTAAAAAGAATTCCAAGAAAAGAAATTGAAGTGTATGAAAAGGAACTAAAAAAAATATTTGATAAGGTGAAAAATAAAAATAGTACGTTCCAAATTATGGGTTCTTATCGTCGTGGTGCAAAAGATTCGGGTGATATAGATATTTGCATAAGTGATCCAAATGATGATACTAATGTTTTCAATAATTTTATTGATGCTTTAATTGAGAAAAAGATATTGATTGAAGTTTTATCAAGAGGTAATACTAAAAGTTTGGGAATTAGTCAATTAAGACGAAAACCATCACGAAGAATTGATTTTATGTTTACAAAACACAAAGAATTATCTTTTGCTTTGTTATATTTTACTGGTAGTAAAGAATTTAATACTGTTATGAGAAAAAGAGCATTAGATATGGGATATACTATGAATGAACATGGATTTCATAAATTGAATAATGGCAATAAAACAGAAAAATTGGATAGATACTTTCCTACTGAACAATCTGTATTTGAATTTTTAGGAATGGAATACAAAACACCTATAGAAAGAGCTAATGGTAATGCTGTAATTTTAAAAAAAAAAAAAACCAAAAAAATGGTTAAATTAATTAAAAAAAAAAAGTCACTAAAAAAAAAGAACTCAAAATCAGGAAAGGAAATAAGACAAGGAAAAAGATTGATTAAAGAATTTTTACAATATGGTCAATCACAGTTAGAAGAATCAAATGAGGAAGAATTAAGTGCTATGATTAGAGCAGCAAATAAATGTTATTATTGTAATAATAAACCTTTAATGAGTGATGAAGAATATGATATTTTAAAAGAATTTATTGAAGATAAATATCCTAATAATATTGCGATTCAAGAAGGACATACACAATGTAGTGTCGCAGTTGAAAAAAAGAAAATGAAATTACCTTTTGAAATGTGGTCAATGAATAAATTTAAAACCGAACAACAAATTAACCTTTGGTTGAAAGATTATAAAGGACCTTTTGTAGTTAGTGCCAAAGTAGATGGTGTATCTGCAGGATATAGCACAATGGGTGATAAACCTACATTATTTACAAGAGGTAATGGAAAAGTAGGTCAAGACATAAGTCATGCTATTGAATTTCTCGGATTACCCACACAAAAAGGTATCGAAATTAGAGGTGAATTATTAATGAAAAAAGAAACCTTTGAAAATAATTGGAGTGATAAATTTGCTAATGTTAGAAATATGATTGCTGGAACTGCTAATGCTAAAGAATCATTACCTGATAGATGGAACGATATTGATTTTATTTGTTATGAAGTTATTTCTCCACATTTAAAACCAAGCAAACAATTTAAACTTATTGAAAAATTAAATGTTTCACCTGTTATTTATAAAAATATGAAAAAAGTAAATAAAAAATCTTTATCAAAGTATCTACTTGATTGGAGAGAAAATTATGATTATGATATTGATGGAATTATTGTTGCTGATGATAAAAAATATCCAAGAACAAGTAAAAACCCAAAACACGCTTTTGCTTTTAAAACTGTTTTAGATGACCAAATTGTTGAATCAAAAGTTGTTAATGTTATTTGGTCACCAAGTAAAGATGGTTATTTAAAACCAAAAGTTCAAATTCAACCAGTAAAATTAGGTGGTGCTGTCATTCAATATGCCACTCTTCATAACGCAGAATTTGTTATTAAAAATAAAATAGGATTAGGAGCAGTGGTTCAAATTATTAGAAGTGGAGATGTTATTCCCAAAGTTGAAAAAGTAATTAAACCAGCTTCAAATATTAAAATGCCTACTGAATATGAATTTAAATGGAATTCTACAAAAAAAGATTTAGTTTTAATTAACTCTGAGGATAATGATATTGTTAAGCTTAAGAAATATGATGACTTCTTTAATAAATTAGATGTTGTTGGTTTAGGTAGAGGTAATATTCAAAGAATTATGAATGCCGGATTTAAAACTATTCCTCAAATTTTAACTATGACTATTCAAGATTTTATGAAAGTTGAAGGTTTTAAAGAAAAAATGTCTACAAAAGTATATAATTCTATTCATAAAAAATTAGATGATGTTTCATTGCCTAATTTAATGGCTGCATCCAATATATTTGGTAGAGGATTAGGTACTAAAAGAATTATTGCAATTATAGAAGAATATCCTGATATTCTTATAAGTAAAGAAAATGATAAACAAAAATTAAATAAAATTCAAGAGATAGAAGGATTTAAGGAAAAAACCGCTATGTTATTTGTTCCATATATTCCTAAGTTTATTAAGTTCTTGAAAGATATTAAACAAACTGATAAACTTAGTAAAGTAGTTGTAAAAAATGTTAATAAGTCTCATCCCTTATATAGTAAAAAAATTGTTATTACAGGATTTCGCGATAAAGAATTACAACAAAAATTAGAAAATATTGGTGTAAAATTAGGAACAAGTGTAAGTAAAAAAACATTTGTAGTATTGGTTAAGGATTTAGATGATGATACTGGGAAAGCTGATAAAGCCAGAAAATTAGGTGTTACTCTTCTAACTCCTGAATCATTTAAAACTAAATATAAAATTTAAATTTTGCCATATCATTCAAATTTTGTTTAGTTAAGCTTATTATATTACTCTCGATAAATTTATAATATCTTTCTTTTTTTTTTGTATCTACTACCATTATCTTTTCACAATTTTTTAAATATTGCATATTATCACTTCCAAATTTTTCATTTTGACTTAAAGAATTATCATAATCTTTACTTCTTTTTAAAATATTCAAAGATAGTCTATCAAATATTTTTATTATATCTACTTTTTTTGACTTTTTCCACATACCTTTTTCGTATATATATAATTGTTTTACTTTATGACTAAAACACCGAAATGGATTATTTTCATTATCTATTATATTATTTGTTAATATATTTGATAAACCCCTACAATAATCTGTATTGAATATCATATATAAATCATCTAATGTTACATTTACTCTTGTTTTTAACCAACTATCTATCTCAATACCTTTATCATTTTTATTTAACCAATCTAATATATTTACATTTTTTATATCTTTATTCATCACTCTTTCTAATTTTTGTATCCTTTTTTCCTGTTGTTCATTTTTTTTTATTAAATCTTTTATAATGAACCACATCTCTTTTTGAGATGGTAAAATTACTTTATCATTGTGATTTATTAATATATGATTATTTAACTTACCTATCGTTTTATATGTTTTTTCACAATGAGGACAATTATTCATTTAATATAATAAATATTATATATTTTAATTATTTTCAATTTATTTATATTATTATAATATAAATGGCTTGTTATGATACTGTCAATCAAATCCGTACATGTGGAACTGGTGATGCTTTTTGGAAGGGTTATACTAATGGTAAGTTTCCACAAGATCCATCCAAATATAATTCCCATCAAACAAATGTAATTGGTGGAATTAATAATTCAAAAAATCTTAGAACTTCCGCTTCTTCTTTTACCTTACTTAAAAAATCTCTTACTACTGTTCAACCTATAAAAGATAATTTACCTTCGAATATTAATACTGGAACACCTAATACCTCTTATACTAACACTGGAGGACCTGGTAATGCGGTCGCTTCCGTTCCTATTATTACACATTCCGCATCTGGATATAAAGGACGTCTTATATCTCAAACACATCATACCGGTGTTGATGTTAAACATAATAGTTATGAAAGATATTTGGCACGAAAAAGAGGAATCAATATGAAATGTCAAAATTGTTAAATTCTTTACCTATATATATAATGTCACAAGAGTCGGGCAATTCTACTAATAATCAAAGAAAAGACGCATTAAATAATATGAATAATGAATTTATAGAAACTTTAAACGATTTAATGTTAAAAAAAAAAAAATTTCAAAAAAAAATTAATAGAGAAAAAAATAAATTAACTGACCTACTACAAAATCTTAATACTTTAACTACTGAAAAAAATACTTTAGAAAACAGTATCAAAAAAAAACAAAAAAATTTAGATACTATTAACAAAACTATCAATACTACTCAAGCTGCTCATCAAAAAATTATTGAAGCTTCACACGTTCTTTTGACCATAATTAAAAAAGACCAACGAAATATTAAAGAAAATTAATTTAAACCCATATTTATAATTATATAAATATGGATAGAGTATCTCAATATAAAGCTGTTCAAAAGGAAGCTATTGAACTTTTTCAAAGAAAAAACAAAGATTATGGTGATGCTTTTGCTAATTATGGACCTGTTGGTGTTATTGTAAGAATGGGTGATAAAATTAATAGATTATCTTCTGTAACCAAAAATCAAGTTTCCTTAGTTCAAAATGAATCTATTCGTGATACATTAATAGATTTACATAATTATGCTGCTATGGCTATTATGTTGATGGATGAAAAATAAATTATTTACCTATAACTTCTATGTAAAATATAAATTCACTACCTTTTGCTGTAAATATATGTTCATCATTTTTTAATTTTTTTGATATTGTAGATGAATCAATACTTATACTATTTTGGATATCACGTAAAGATTTAAATAATTCTACTTTTTTATCAGGAAATATTACCAAATAATTATATTTTTTTATATATTCTATCATATCTTTTTCTTTCGTCATTGACCAAGATTCATTTCCAATCGGATACATTTATTTTAACTATTATTTAAATTTTAAATCCTTTATATTATATAATGAGTATATGGCAATCTTTTACTTGCTGGTATGAAGGAAGAAATAAACAAGGTGTAGAAATAAAAATACCTACATCAACCAATAAAGAACCAGATTTTACAATAAAATTATTACATTGTAGTGGTTGTTTTAGATATTTAGAAAATGAAACACAATATGTTAAAAAAGCTATTATAGGAAAACATTTATATGGTTTTTGTCATGAAGAATGTTATAATGAATGGTTGAAAAATCCTCAATATAAATTTTTAGGCAAAATTAATTAAACCAATAAAGATATATATATATATATATGTTTATTGATGCGTTAATTGGAGGATTAGGTGGTATTATATCAAGAACTTGCGTTGCACCAATAGAATTAAATAGAATACAAAGACAAAATTATTTTATACCTAATGCTAATTTAACTGATGTTTATAAAAAAGAAGGCATTAGATTTTTTTGGAAAGGTAATGGTGTAAATTGTATTAGAATTTTTCCTCAAATTGCTATTAATTATTCAGTTTTTAGACAAACTAAAAATACTTTAAAAAATAGTTTTGAAAATAAAAATACTGTTAATTTTATTTCTGGTTGTTTTGCTGGTTGTGTAAGTATGATTTCAACATATCCTTTAGAAACTACCAGAACTTATTTATCATTACAAACAAATAAAAATAAATATAAAGGGATTTTAGATGCTTTAACAAAGATTCCTATTAGACAATTATATCAAGGTTCTAAAATGAGTCTTTTTGGATTTGGTGGGTATAGTGGAATACAATATAGTTCATATTATTATTTTAACTCTATTATTCAAGATACTCCTTTTGATTCCAAATTTATTGGAGGAGGATTAGCTGGTCTCTTTTCGGTTACTATTACATATCCTACTGATTTAGTAAGAAGAAGATTACAATTACAAGGATTCGATTCCGCAGTTCCAAAATATAATGGTATTTGTGATGCTATACGTAAAGTATATAAGCATGAGGGATTTTTTGGATTTTATAGAGGATTAAGTATGACTTATTTAAAAACTGCTCCCGCTGTAGCAATACAGTTTGGCACTATTGAAAAATTAAATAAATTATTTAAAAATCAAGATAAAGATATTTAAAATTATAAAATTGAATTTAATTTTTATACAATAACTATAATTATAAAATGAATAGAGCTTCTCTTTACAGACAACTTGGTGGTCATCATTGGAAAAATGGTATTATAGACCATTTAACCCAAACATATCCAAGACAAAGAACTATAGTATGTAGTTACTATAATGGATGGAATTATATTATTGAAGACAGTCCTAATAGCTCTCGACATTTACAACTAAAAACATTTTATATTGATTATTATAATAATAATATTGATTTTCAATCTACTAATTTTGAACAACAATTAAATCAATATATTGATACTAATCCTTTATCAGTCTTAAATGTTAGAACCAGCTCGCCTATTTAATAACTATTAAAATATTACTAATTATTAAATGTCTATTTATTCTCTTAATTTAAATAGTTTTAAACAAGATTTTTCTATTAAAGGAGATAACAAAAAAATATATGGCGAAGTTCATACTCCTTTTAGTCTTATTATAGATATGTTTGATATGATACCTCAATCTTTTTTTAAAAATCCACAATTTACTTGGTTAGATCCTTGTGCAGGAAAAGGATATTTCTCAATTATTTTATATAAAAAACTTTTCATGTCTTTATCAAATATTATTATTGACCCTATTGATAGACATACTCATATAATTACTAAAATGATTTATATTAATGAAATTAATCCTGAATTTATTCCACTCCTTAAAAATTTATTTGGAGAGAAATCTAATATTTCTAATAAAAATTTCTTAAAAACAAATAAAAAATATAATTTTATTATTGGTAATCCTCCATTTAATTCTAATGGACTTATCAAGACACCAACTCAAAAAGGTTCCAAAAAAAATGATGGTAAAACTATTTGGCAATCATTTATTAAACATTCTATATCTTTATTAAAACGCAATGGTCAGCTTCTTTTTATTACTCCATCTATTTGGATGAAAAATGACCACCCTATTTATCATTTTCTTAATCAATATAGAATTATTAAAATTAAAACTATGAATAATACACTAACAAATAAAATATTTAATAAACAAGCACAAACTCCTACTTGTTATTTTTTAATACAAAATAATAAATCTAATAAATATTTACAAATTTATGATGATACTTATAAAAAATATATAATATACAATAGATATCATTTATTATCCATTCCACTTTTTGTACCTTCTATCATTCAAAAACTTATACCATATTCAATTAAATATGGTAAATTAAAAGTTAAAAAAACTAATATGAGACCTGGATATAAAGGTCTTAAATTATCACCAATTTTATGTAAAGATAGATCTTATCCAAATATTAAAACATGTAAATTAAATTATTTACAACCACAACTTGTTATCAATTATTCAAATATACCCTGCTCTTATTTTAAGAAACCAAAATTAGTATTAGCACACAAGATGCACGGATTTCCATATCTTGATTATTCTGGTATGTTTGGAATTTCCAATAGAGATAATTATGTTATTTTAAAGAAACCCTATGAAGATTTTATAAAGTTACATAAATTTCTCTCCACAAATTTTATTAGAACTATTTTTGAAGCTACAAGATATAGAATGAGTTACTTAGAAAAATATATATTTGACATGATACCAGATATCACTAATATTAACGATTTTCCTGATATTATTACGGATGATACTATTTGTGATTTTTTTCATTTAGATGATTTGGAGAGAAATGTTATTAAAACTTTTCATAAAAAATATTTATCACTATAAGATATAAGAATGGTGAGAAAAAAAATTAAAAAGACAAAACAATCAAAGAAGAAACGACAACCTCCTAAGGTGAAACGTACGAGACATGGTGTTGTAAAAGCGACGGGAATAAACGAACCCGCGATACGGAATTTGGTTACGGGGAATGAGCGTGGAGCACGCTCTCAATTCACAGATTCCATGACAGCAGATGATTTGTTAAAGCATAATGCGGAAATTCTTAAAGGATACTCCCCCCCTATGGGCAACAATCCCCAGCCTAATTTTGCCCCAGGCTCAGCAGCTATAGATTTAGCTCGGCAACGTCGTCGTAATAATCCTGAAACTAACCCTGAATCTAAAAAGATGGTGACTCCTTCGGGAGCAAGTTTCAAAAGGAGATTATCTTTTGATGGTGGGAGAAAATCTAAAAGACGTCGAAAAAAAAAGAGACGTAGAACTATAAAAAAAAAGAGGAAAAAAAAGCACTAAAAAAAATGAACTCATATATATGTATGAATTCATTGCCATTGAAAATTAGTATTTAAGAATGATGACTTATAATATTTAGATAGTATATATATGTCTGAAATCGAAATACTTAGAGAACAACTTCGACAAGCAAATAATTTAATTAATCAATTAGTAGCTTCCAATAATGCTCTTGCCGCATCGGCTGTCGCAGGAGCAGGTGCTGCCACGGGTGCTGCTGGTGCAGCTGTTACTGGTGTAGCAACCGGAGTTCCTATGGCTAATGCTACTACTATGCCCGCTATGAATCCTATGGCTAATGATATTACAACATCCTCTATGAATCCTATGGCTCAAAATACACAATTACCTGGGAGTGCACCTGATGATTGTTCAAAAGCAAAAGGATTTATACAAAAACAAATGTGTGAAGCAAAAAATAAAGCAAAAGCTATGGCTGGACAAGCTGTAGGTCAGGCATCCGGTATGGCAAAAGATGCCGCTTTCGGATTTGCTAAAAATAAATGGGACCAAAATAAAGATGATATTATGGCAAAAGGAGCTTCTGCAGGTATGTCTGCTTTAAGTTCCGCCGGTTCTCAATTTAAAAATATTACAGGTATGGCTGCTAAAGAACAAAAAAAGAAAATTAAGGATATTATATTACCTTTTTATGAAAATGATGGACCTTTAAAACAATGGCTTGATAAATGGTCTAATAATTTTAGAGAAAGAGTAAAAACATATATTGAAAAGGAGAATTTTAAAAAAAATATAACAGAAGCCTTAAATGATGGATTATTATTTATTTCCGAAGAAGAAGCAGATGAATTTGATAAAATTAAACTTGGTGAAAAAAGATTAAGAGACGATTTAAAACAAGATGATGTTAATTTTTATTTTGAAAAATTAAAAGTTGAATCTACAAATAATGATAAATCTTGGATGATTTTAAATTTAGCTAATGATATTTGGAGGGAATTTGTTAAAGCTGACCCATCTAAAATGCAACAATTATCAGCATCAACTTCTTCAATGAAAGATTTAGCAGCCAAAAAAGCTGAAGGTATGAAATCTTCTTTATCTGATGCAGCCAAAAAAGCTGAAGGTATGAAATCTTCTTTATCTGACGCATCCAAAAAAGCTGAAGTAGATAAAAAAATTAACGCATTTTTAGGTGATATTAAAAATAATATCCAAACAGTTAAAAATAATTATACAGATAAAAAAAATGAATTCAATAAAATATTACAGGAAAGAGAGGAAAAAAAACAACTAAGAAAACAACAAGAGATTGAAGCTAAACAAGAATTAGAAAAAGCAAAAATGGCTCAAGAAAAACAAGAAAAAGAAGCAGCCATTAGTAAGTTAAAAATGCAAACCCAATCCTTTAAAGAAAGTATAAAACAAAAAGATACTGAAAAAACAAATATTGAAGAAAGTAAATCAAATTTTAAAAAAACAATTGAAGAAAAAAATGGATTAATAGAAAAAATTAATAGTAAGAAATGTGGGGGATTTTTTACTACAGCAAGTGGAAGAGCAAAATGTGAGGAAAAGAAAGAGGGTGAAAAAACAAAAATTCAAACAACAATTGACCAAATAAAACAAGATATAAGTAAAGCTGACGAAGAAATAGCTGATATTGATAATAAAAAAAGTGAATTTACAAAGATGATTGAAGATGCAAATGAACAAATAAAAAAATTAGAGGGTGATAGTTCTCAAGAATCTATGCAGGGAGGAAGAAAAAAACGTCGCAGAAAAAAGAGAACTAAAAAAAAGTCACGCAAAAGAAGAGGAAGACGAACTCGAAAGAAAAATTGATTTGAATTTATAATAAATATAAGTTATTATAAATAATATGTCTTTGAAGCAAAATATGATCATATCAAGGTTGTTGGCTTTGGCCAGTGAATCTAATCAAGCAACTCGTGTAGCTGCGGCGATTTGTGCTGGCAGTAAAATCTTAACTATGGATGTTAACAATCATCGTAATAAATATGGTCGTGATATTCGGTGTTCAGGACATGCTGAAGTAGCTGTCCTTTACAAGTTTTTCCCTGAGGCTTTCCGGGATAAAGGGAAAGGGTCGTGTGTTTTATGACCGTAAATTCCGCCGAAAAATGAGAAAATTAACTATATATATAGCAAGACACAGACATTCAACCGCACATTCTGCCCATTCAGAACCATGTTCTCATTGTGCAAAAGAAATTAAAAGATTTGGAATCAAAAAAATCGTTTATGTTGATGGTTATGGTGAAATAAATAAAAGTTTAGCCGATAAATATCATACTGACTACGTTTGTCCAGGATATAAAGAATATGCAAAACAAGGTGTTAAGGTTGATTAAAATTGAATAATATAATAATTAATATTTTTTATTAGATATGAAATATGATTTTATTATTGGAACCGTAAGATTTAATAATAAAACTTATATTGAGAACTTAAATTGGAAACACAAAAAAGATTTTATTGGTTCTGCTTATGGATTAGATAAAAAAATACCATCAAATATCAATAAACCTATTTATGTTATAGAGATGAATAATACTATAAATAAAATTATGGGTATCGGTAAAATAAATAATATACAATCAAATAGGACTCGTATGTATAAAGAAGAAAGATATAATAGATATCTTTATAAAGGTCAATATTTTATAAGTAGATTAGATATTATTAAAAATAAAGAAAAGGGAGATATTGTATTGAAATTATTAGAAAATGAGTTATTTCGAGGAGCGAAGCATTTTAAAAGGGGACAAGGTTGTATCATATTTCCTTGGGAAAGAATAGCAAGAATTGGGCAAAAACCAGAAATTAAAAAAAGAAAATATAGATGTAGTAAATGTGGATTGATAGCAAAAAATCATATATGTAAAAATAAATTAGTAAAAGTAAAAAAAGTTGATAAAAAGTGTAAAATATGTGGTAAGGTTAAAAAGGGACATATTTGTCAAGGTATAAAAAAAAATATTTTATTGGAAAAATATATTTATAATTGGTTTAATAATTTGTTTATACCATAATACCACCCACATTCACAGGAACCGGAGTATAAATAAATCCTCGCTCACTAATATCTTTTTTTAATTCCGCAATGCAACATTGTTTTTTCCAATGACACATAGTATAGCGTCCATCTATAATTTCAATAGCTTGATTATAATTTTTACTAATTTTACATAGTTCTATATTACAATAAACACGAACTTTATCTAATTTTATAACATTTTTGTGTAATGTTTTAAAACAAGCAATTAGATTTTGTTTGGAAATTTCTATTTGTTCATCAGTTTCATAATCAAAGCTAAAGTTATTATTTCTTGAAAATTCATAAGCTGTAGTATTAATTGTAATTAATACTTCTGTCATCACCGCACTCATTAATTCATATACATTCAATGTTGTATGTTTTTTTTCAAAAGCTTTATTTCTTTTCATTAATGTTTTTTTCATACCATCTTCAGTGATTTCTTTACAAATAAATTTAATTCTTAAATCTTCATTTTCTACTTCATGTTGGCAATCTCGTCTTAGTCTATCTAAAGTAACATGATGAAGATGCATTGCACCTCTATGCATATTGTAAATTGTATTTTTTATTCCCCTAAAAATTTGTTTTGGCTTTCTACCAGGTGCTGTATATCTAACCCATTCGTCATTATTATTAAATATATTTTGAATAACATCTTCACCAAAATATGTGAAAGTAGATGTATTTTTTACAGCACGAATAGACTGTCGAATATTCTGTAAATTTGGCACTCCACCACAAATTTGAGCACCAGGATTTTGAATATTATTATTATTATCTCTTTGCCACGCATAGAAATGTGGATTATGAATTACACCATTTACTTTTAATCCCGTTTTCCAAGAAAATGCTACATGACAACTTGTGCACCACATTTGGTCACATCCTGATATTTTGTAAATACGAATTCCACAACTTGGACAAGCTCTGGTTTCCTTTTTAATAACTTCAGCAGAAGCCAAATCATCTTTATTACACTTATGTTCTTCATCTTTATTTTTTATTACAAAACATTCTGGACATACTTTTGTATTACAAACACCACATTTCCAAGAAGTAGATAAATATCCTTCACAATCTCCTACCGGACATTTTTTAATAAATTGTTTTTTTTCTTTTATATACTCTGAATTACGAATTTTTTCATTTCTTTCTCTTATCTTGGCTTCTAAACGCCACATTTGAGCACGCAATTCTTCTATTTTTTTACCATCTTCACAATTTTCTTTTTTCCATATCTCAAGATTTCTATACCTTACTACCAGGGGCATTGTTTCTGGAAATCTTGCCTTTTCTGTTTCAAATAAAATATCTTTACGATGATTATTATATTCTTTATTAAAATATGATTTACCAATATTTTTTTGAGTAAATTCTCTGTCCCATTCACTTTTACATTTCATACAATGAGCTTTAGTTGTACTATTCATCAAATATACTCTAACACATTTTCTACAGGTTGTCAAATCACATTGACCACATATTATTTTTTTATGAGTTGTTTTTGTAAATGTTTCACAACATACTTCACAATCAAGTTGTGCTGTTGTTTTTGATTCTCCGTGGGACATATTAAAGTATTTTGATACAATTTATTATTATTATTTTTTATTCAATTTTATAAATAATTTTTCTTTTTACTTAATAAAATTTTATACAATAATATATAATGAGTGATAATGAATATGATGCTGATGAAATCCAAGTTACAGGAACACAAGAGGATTATGGAAAATATCAAAGTGATAGAAATGAAACAATGTTTGCTATACAAGAATCTAAATATCAACAAAAAAAAACAGATTTCAATGCTGATAATTATGATATTGAAGAATTAGCTGCTATTTTAAATTTTAAATATGTTCCTTTAAATGAAGGATTGATAAAAGATAGGATAAAAGATATGAAACAAAGATTTATAAATAAAACTGAATATTTAAAATTTTTTACGGATGTAGAAGTTAAATTGGTAAATAATTTAAAATTATTTAACAAACAAACTTGGAAAGACGCATATACACATGATGATAGTAGTGCCGCACAAGCATTAGCAAATCAATGGCAAGAAAAGAAAAAGGAAGATATAGATACAAATAATAATCAAATGTTATTACCAGATGATGAATTACATGTTGTTATTGGGAGACCAAAAGTAGATGCAACATCTGAAAGAGAAAACATACAAGGTACTATAAATGCTAATAAAATATATACATACGAAAGAATAATTAATTTTGATTCAACATTTCGTCAAATATTACCAAGTACTTCTCATAGTTGTGGCGGTGGAACCGTTACTGTAGATGAAACTAATAGTGAAAATAGATTATATGATGCTACTAATTATATCGCACATTTATCTGAACCATTAACTAATGTTGTAAATATTGAAGTAAAAAGTGTAGAGATTCCAAAAACATGGTATGTTTTTTCTCAAAATTATGGCACAACTTCTTTTCAAGTAGAAACACCTACAATAAAATCAACCCTCACTATAGATGAAGGTAATTATAATCTTATTTCTGGTGATGAAAATAATTTAATAACTGTTTTAAATAACGCAATATCAGTTCATACTGATTTATCGAAAAATGAAGTGGGAACTGATATGGCTATAGAATTTGTTTATAAATCTCATAAACAAAAAATAGATATTATTAATAGATTTCAACAAGATATATCTTTAAATTGGTATATTCCTGATGTTGCAGGTTCTTGTGGAGGAAATGGAGCTGGTAGCAAAGTTGATTATAATTTAGGCTGGCTACTTGGATTTAGAACTACTTTTACATTAATTTCTTCTAATTCAACATATAATAATATTCATAGTCAAAGTTTGGTAGATGTTAATGGAACTACTTATTTATTTATAACTCTTGATGATTTTAATAATAATAAGCCTTCAAATGTTGTTATTGCTGCTGCTGAACCTGTAACATCCGGATTTTCATTACCTTCATATTATAATGACCAAACAATGAATACAAAATATGGTAGAGGCACATATTATCTTGGAAGAGAAGGTCAGCCTGGATATGAATGTGTAGATGTTGCTGATGAAGACAATAATGAAAGAGGTTGTGGAACTGCTGATTTAAATACTGATTTAAGAAGTAATTTAACACAAAAACAAGAATTTTCTGTAAATCAATTGTTACAAGCTCAGAGTGGGTCTTCAGCAGATAGATATGGTTCTCCTGAACCTACCGATTTATTATATACTATAAATGATTTAGATAGAGTTGATTGGAATACTACTTTATCTTATACTAATACTGAAGGAGAAAATCAAAGAAGATATTTTGGACCTGTTAAATTAACCAAATTTAAAATTAGATTAGTAAATAATAAGGGCTATGATGTTGATTTAAATGGTAGAGATTGGTCTTTCAAATTAAAAGTTACACAACAATATCAATATTAAAAACTCCAACAACAACATGTTGTTCTTTCATTATTATCATCATCATAATCATAACATTTATTTTCCTGTTTATTATTTTTAAATGTATGAATACCATCATATTTTTCTTTATTTGAATCTATTGTATTTAAAAATGGAATTAAATAATTTTCTATATGTTTATCATTTTTTATATCTATTTCCGTATATAAAAAATTATATTTAACACAAAATTTATCAATATCAGTATGTGATACCGTATTATTATTCTTCGTCTTATTTCCTATTAATAATTTACAGTATAAATTATTTTCAGGATTTATTTCATATAATTCATTTAACCAAAAATTTAAATCTTTAAATGATTTTACATTATTTAAATCAAATACAAAAATAAAACCTGCCACATTTTTGTAATAAGATTGTAGTATAGGTACGAATTTTTTTTGTCCAGTTGTATCCCAAATTTGATATTTCATCATATTATTATTTAATCTTATTGTTTTTGTAAAGTAATCAACTCCAACTGTTGATTCATATAAATGGGAATATCTATAATTACATAATTTATTTGCAAATGATGTTTTACCAACGCAAACATTACCTAATAAAACTAAACGAATTTTATAATCATACATTTTTATATTATTAAAATATTTTTTAATAATATAATATAAATGTCAAAAAGAAAAAATAAAACAAAAAAAAAAGATAATGAAATATTAGGATTTGGAGATATACCAGAAGATGAAAAAAGTATATGGAGAATTGATTATTTTGGAAGAAGAAAAGTTATAGATGCTGATACATATTTAATAAGAAGTTACATTGATAATAAGGGATTAGCTACTGATTTTAAAAAAAATACTAAAAAATTTAAATTAGCCTCTACAGAATTTAAAAGAAGATTATATTTACAAATTAAATTGTCTCCATCTTCTAAAAGACTATTTTTAAGAAAGATTAAAAAAAATTATAGTTTAGATAAAATTAAGAAAAAAGTCGATACTATGCCTATTGAAAAAATACAAAAAATGTATTTTATCTTATTAAAAAGTCAAAAATTAAAAAAATCACGAAAAAAGTAATTTATCTATCGTTGTTTTTACACAAAATACTCTATGTAATATTATACCTGCTATGAAACAAAATACCAATATTAAACTAAATTCTGTTTCTTCCATTATGTAATATTGAATAAACTTTGCTAATATAAATGTAAGTAAAACATCTACAATCGCTATATTAAATGCTCTATAACTATGTAGTCCTTTTTTCGGTTCTCCTAAAATATCTTTATATTTACAAAAATACCACATATATATATATTAATTCAAATGTTTTAAAAATTCTTGAAAATCACTCCATTGTTCAGTTAATTGATTATCCATTTCCTTTGTAAAATTTTTTACACTACTTATCATTTTATTATGTCTTGCAGTCATTGTTTTTGTTTTTTCTTTTATTAATTGTTTAATTTCTTCATTTTTTGTATCAAAACATTCCATATTTTTTAAAATTAATTTACATATTTTGTGTGCTAATTTTATTTTTCCTGGATTTTCTTTTATAAAATGTAAAAATATCATTGGCTTACCTGAACAAAATTCCAAACAAAAATCTTCTCTATTTGTTACTCCTGATTTTAAACTTAATAATATTCCATATTTAAAATCTTCGTTTGATTCTATGTCTTTTTTAAATTTCACTATTTCTTTCTTAGGCACATTTTTTTTATAATTTTTTGATTCTATCATTCCTTTTATATCATCTTCTAATGTAAAATCTCCTTTGTGGTCTTTTGAGTGACAATCTACTATTGTTGCTTTTGGGAATTGTCTTATCAATTCATTATATAGCCAATTTTCACCTTCTTGTCCTTTTTTTGCTGAATTTTCCTTAAATTCATTTACTATTTCTACCTTTTTTCTATATTCATCTAATTTTAATTCATATTCTTTTCTTATATTTTCCATATTTCTCTGATATTCTTTTTCACACTTTAGTTTTTCTTCATAGTGTTGTGACTGTTTTTCCATTCTTGATGTTGTTAAATCATTCAAATTATTTTTTACTATTCGTAACTCATCTTCTAAACTTTCTATTACATCTACATATCTTACTTCATATTGATGTTTCACATCGTTAAATATTTTTTCTCTTAATTTTCTTATCTCATTTGAATGTTTCATTTCTGTTTCATGTAATTTACTTTCTAATTCTACCGCAATCTCTTCTTTTTCTTTTAATTCTTCTTCGTAAAAACTTTTTAATCTCTCTTTTTCTATTTTATTTTCACCTTTTTTTAATTTTATAAATTTATCTTGTGCTATTTCTAACAAATGAGATCCCAAATAAATACTATTTAGTTGTTCTTCTTTACTTAATGATTTAAATTTTAATAATCTTTTATCATTTTCTGGATATAAAAACTCATCATATACTATTTCTGATTCATCATCCATTTATTAATAAATAATTATTTAATATCTTTAATAGGTTTAAATAATTATTTTACTTGGACTCACTTACCTGCATTGTTACATTCTGGGTCTCATCTGTTCCCTCTGGAGCTGCTGGTGCTCCCTGCTGTGCTGGACGCATAAACTTAGAGACACACTCCCAAGCCTTTGCTGACTCCTGCATTGTATACACACCACGACGCTGTGCCATATTAAGCATTGCTACCATTACATTAAGTGCTACATTCTCGTTTGTAACCTCTACATCTACTACATTTACTTGTCTTGTCTCCCCCTCCTGTCCCTGTGCGGGACCCTGACTTGCTGCTACGGATGCCTCTTTACTTGCCATTATTATATATTCATTAACTTAAAACCTTTTTAAACTATTTTTATTTTAATAAATATAATATACATGAATTTCATTTTAACAAGTTATAATTTCATAAATAAATCAAAAAAAATTTATAATACTATTAATAAGTTTAAAACAATTCACAATAATACATATATGGACCTCACTACAAGAAAAGAAAGAAGTGATATGATATTAGAACCTTTGCAGGTTATGACACAACTTGCACTATTATCTCATTCCCCCATTGGAACTAAGGTTAGTGTTAGCGATAATATTTTACAATTACATCCACCTTCGTTTTTTCAAGGAGCATGGAGATGGTATAATAGTGATGGGAAAGATGACTTATATTATTTATTCCATGCCATTAGACGATATTACAAATGGTATAAAACTGAAGATAACAGAATTTTTTCTTATATCTTAGAATCTGCTATTAGAGGTATAGAAAAACTTATTGTTACTTATTCTAAGGCAGATCAATCTGCTATTACTCATACATTATTTCTTTATAAAAATGTTTTATCTTTAGAATCTCCTGATTTATTTAAAGATGCCGGTGAAGATGCTATTAATATAGATACTGTTTTTCAAAATATTAAAGAAACATATGATAAAAAACTATTAAAAATCATATATAATACATTACTTATATTAGATGAAGATACTACTACAGAGAATATTAAACCTAATTATATTGATGGATTATTGAATATATTGAAACCTACTAATATCATTTTGCGTAAATGGATTAGAGAAAAGCTAACTTGTTAAATAAATTATTTTAAAATTTGGGTAACTCCTTATCAGGCGTTCTTCCTGTAGAACGCTGTCCATGAACTACTACCCAAACTCCATCAACTCTATGTAGAACTGAAGTGAAAACAGCAATATCATCATTGTCCTGTCCCTTATAGTTAAACTTACTGTGTGATGTGTAGCATACAAATGCCATGTCCCCGCAAATACGAAGCTTATTAATACTCACCAATTTACTATCCTCCACACTAACATTAGGATTATTCATCATCTCATTCCATCCATCCTTATCTAATGGATTTCCTGATGGACGGATAAAAACACAATCCTTTCCCATATGTTGCATACCCAAAGTATGGTCCTTATGGCACATATCATCAACTATAGACTTAATCTTTTCCTCATCTGTCATTATAACTTTTTATGATATTCTTTATTTAAATCAATTCAATAATTCCTTTATTTTTCTTCCTATTGCCTTCGATAAACCACAAGGCACAGCATTTCCTAATTGAATTAACATACTTGATTTTGTCCCCTTAAATATAAAATCATCTGGAAAACTTTGCAATCTTGCTAATTCTCGAGGAGTCATTACTCTATTTTTTTCATAATGAACAAATACACCCCCATGATTCTCTTTTACTGTATTTGATGGTCTATCTGGATAACATCTATAAAATGCTTCTGAATATTTTTTTAATACACTTGTTCCTATTTCAGTATTTTGGATTTTTTCAATAAAATCTGGTCTGTGTTGTGTATAAATTTGCTGTATATCTTTATTTTCATCTAAATTTTTTAAATCATCTATTGCTTCTCTTACTGATACCCATTTTAATTTTCCATCTGTTCCTTCTTTATTATGTGTCTCCTCTGGATATACTATTTCTTTATCAATATCATTTCGTAATCCAATGAATATTACTCTTTCTCTCTTTTGAGGAACTCCATAGTTTGCTGAATTTAATAATTTCATTTTTACATTATAACCCAAATCATTAAATGTATTTTTAATAATGTCTGTTACATTCATTCTAAATTCTGGAATCATATCCTTCATTTTTTTTAATTTTTTATTTACTTCTTTTAATGCCTTTTTATTTTTTACTACTGGAATACTTGTCAGTTTTTTATTTTTTGTAGATAATAACTTCTTTTTTGCTAATACATTTAATTTCTCTTCTTCTAATGCATAATATTTATCTGCTAATTCCTTCTCACTTTCAGTTAAACTTTCTTTATCATGTTTTATTGTTAATATACCTTTCACGTTTTCCATTACAAATGCTTTCGGTCTTAAATTTTTTACAAAATCTACATAATCTCTAAATAATTGACCACGAGGATCTCGTGAATTTCGATGTCCTGACATTGAATATGCTACACAAGGCGGACCTCCCAATATTACATCACACGAAATATCCTTAAAACAATCATATACTTTATCTTTTACTTCTTGTTTTGTTATATCTCCTACTATTACATTTGTATCAGGAAAATTCTCTCTATAGGTTTTTGCTATCTTTTCTTCTAATTCATTTGCTACTACTATCTTAAAATTATTTTTGTGGAATCCATAACCAAGACCACCACAACCTGCGAATAATTCAAAACAATTCATATTAAATATATAAAAACAAATATATTTAATACATTTTTCATATATTCATATATAAAATTACCTACTATAAGTAAATAACAATAAATATTTTTCTTTTATAAATACCTACACTATAGTGTGGGTACTGAAATTTGACATGAAAAGTTGTTGTATATATCGATTTTGGACAATGAATCATTGTCCAGGTCATTGTCCAAAATCGATTTTTGCAAAAAAGTTTTTTCCTCAAAAACGTACATTTTTCACTTTAAACCACCTTGTAGGGAATTTCTGTAAAAAAATGAAATAGATTTGTTACCATAAAATTTTAGGCACTAAAAAAAGAGAACTATTTCCGTAAATTACTTAGAATTTTTTTGGACAGTATATATAAATTGTTTCAAAAATGTTTCATTTAGACAAAAAAGGAGTAAAAAGGAGTAAATCGTATTATTGCGAATATTGTGATTATACAGCGTCACAAAAATCAAATTGGCAGAGACATTTAAAGACTAAAAAACATCAAGGACAATGTTTCACTTTTGTTTCAAAAACGAGTAAAAAAGGAGTAAAATCCATATTCAAATGTGATTTTTGTGAAAAAGTATGTAAAAGTAGAACTACATTATGGAGGCATAAAAAGACGTGTTCTTTAGAAAAAATAAATAATGTAGTGGAATCAAAACCTCAAACAATTGTCCAAAATATCAACCAAAATATAACAAACAATATTAACTATAATTGTTTTAATGTATTTTTGGATGAACATTGCAAGAATGCTCAAACATTAAAAGATTTTGTAAGTAGTATAAATGTATCATTAAAAGATTTAGATTATACAAAAAAGAATGGTTATGTAGAAGGTATATCAAGTATATTGAATAAGCAGTTAGAAGATTTAAATCCTACAGATAGACCTATTCATTCAACAGACCAGAAACGTTTAAAATTTATGGTAAAAAATAAAGATGGTTGGGTAAAGGATGATGGAAGTCAATTAAATAAAGTAGTGATAAGAGAAACAAAATTTAAATTAGTAAAATCATTATCAGCTTGGGAAAAGGAAAATCCGGGATATGGTTCTAATCCCCAGAAGTTACAAGTATGGCAAGAATCTCTTAACAAAATAGCTCCACCAGAAGATGTAAAAGAAAAATATGATAAGGCAATCATTAAGAATATAGCAAAGGAAGCATCTATAAAAGATGCGATTAAATCATTAACCGATTAATTCGATGGAATAAAATATTATAATATAATAATGATTGCCACAAATGTGTTTTTAATACACTTTGTCTGTTATTGGATAATGGTATATTTGTATGATAAGAAAGTTGTTTATGACTGGACTATAGTATTAGACAAGCCTGTTAGATTAAGTTTAAAAAATCAGTTTTTTTATACATATCCAACAATAAACATATTATTTAGTTATTATCCAGAGAATTATGAAAATTTTCAATCGTCACTTTTATACATACCTTTATTGGCACTGTATAACGATATTTATTTTTTTGTAATGCATCGACCATTACATACAAAATATTTATATAAATATCATAAATCTCATCATACAGGTAAAATACGTGTAGCAAAATCATTGGATTCAGATATGTTAGAGCATATAGTAGGAAATTTGGGTTCATTTTTTAGTGGAATATTTTTATTGCAATATTTTGGATATATTATAAATGTTTATGTTTTATTTTTATGGGTAGGTATTGTAACAGTAAATGTATGTGCAAGTCACATAAGTGAAGATAATTATACAAATCCACATTATATTCATCATAAGAGGCGAAAATGTAATTATGGAAGTGGTATATATTTAATGGATAGATTGGTAGGAACTTATAAGGGAGAATAATATATACATATTATAAATGAGCAACCTATTAGTAATGGTGCTTTCATATAATATGTATAAAAAACATAAAAATAATATAAATAAAGAATATAGTGATATGGGTAATATATTTTCAAAATTAGTGAAAAAGGTAAATGATTATAAAAAAGAACGAGAAAAACGTAAAATACTAAAAATATATCAAGAGGTATTTTATGATGACGAAGAAATAATGGGATTTATAAATGAGGGAGGGGTATATGAAATATGATTTACTTTCTATGTGTTTTTTTTTGTTTCTTTTTTCTTCTTTTTTTACGCTTAGTTTTCTTTTTATATCTTCTGGGTTTTCTACGTGTTTTTTTAAATTTTCTTTTCTTTCTGGTTCCACCTTTTTTCTTTCTTTTAAATAAATTTAAAATATCGCTTGCTCTACGTGGTCGTCCTTGAGCAACTGGAGCAGGAGCGGCGGTAGCAGCTGGAGGAGGGGGACCGAGCCCCAGCATCCATGTAATATCTTCATCATCGGAACTGAGGTATTGTGGAGGGGAGGGTGGTCGTGGCGGCAACGGGGGGGCTTTTCTGACTCTTCTACCTCTTTCAAGTGCTTGAACTTTAATCATCCCTTTTTTATATTTTTCTATATTTATATCAATGTCGTATAATTTTAAAGCGGTATTTTCAATAATAGTCCAAATATCAATAGCAGATAATTGTGCTGTAGAAGTCCGGGATGACTTCTCTATTCCTCTTTTAGTTTTTAACGAGAGGACACCGAAGTAGGTTATTATCGAATTTAAAATAGGATTTTGGGTTTCTAAGAATTTTTGAGCACAATTATCAAATAAAAATTGGGATATATTAATTATTATATTTTTTTCATATATTATTGGCTGTATTTTGGCTTCATAAAAGCTGGCTTTTGGATTCCTGTGTGCATCTCCAATAGATAATCTACTCTCTATAATAACATCGCGAATTTGTCTATGAAAAATAGTAAGCCCCTCATTATTGAACCTTTTATACTGCCCAGTTTCATAAATTTTTATTAAACTTAAAGAAAGTTGTGTTAGTTCCAAAATTTCTATAATATTACCAAATAATAATGATAAACAGGTAATAATAATAGCATGTATATACTTATTATATGCTTCTTTATATTTTGTTGTATTGGACCTCACCCGATTAAGTTTGATTTTTGTATCACTTTTTATCATTTCGTCAAATTTTTCTTTTAATTTATCTTCACATTCAGTGTCACCAGGAGTAGGATTTTTATACAAACCTTTTTCAATATCTTGAATAAGAGTTTGTTTGGTGGTAATTTCTCTAATAATTTTATCATTATTATTTACTTGATTATTTACTTTATATTCTTTAAATTTTTTGAAATTCTTTTCTATAATTTCTCTTTCTTTTTGAACACTATTTATCTGTTGTTGGATTTTTGGGGGAGTTGGAAGAATTGGATTATATGCTCTTTGAAGTTTACCATAAATTCTGTTTTTTTCTTCTTCAAGTTTGCGAATATCTTCGACGATTTTCATTTTCTTTTTTTCTGTTTTTGCTTTGCGTACGCTGGCTATTTTTTTCAAGTTTATCTTCCAATCTTTTTTGTGAATACCATAACTATTTGTAAAGCTATCTTTCCACGTTGTTGAATTCATATCTTCATCTATTTGTTTTATATGTGATTCTATAAATATTTTGTCTCTTGCGAGACGTCTAATATCGTCATTAATGTCTTCCATTTTTTTAGTTATATTTAGTATTCCTGTTGATTTTGATTCACCTGCAGATACAGACATATATATATATTATTTATAGATAATAAATTGATTTAAAATTATTATCTAAAAATACAAATAAGATATGAACGAAGAATTTTCATCTTTATCAATAAGTTTGACAAAAAAATTAGATAATAATGAAAAAAAGAAAAATGGTATATATTTTACACCTAAATCAATAATAAATTCAATGATAGATAAAATATTAAAAAATAAAGATATAAAATATGTATTAGAACCATCTTGTGGTTCATGTGAGATATTAAATATATTGGATAATAAATTAAATGATATAGAAATAGATGCGATAGAATTAAATTCAACAATATTTGAGGAAATTAAAACATTAGAATATGAAAATAAAGTAAATTTTGAGAATATGAATTATTTAAATTTTGAATCAAAGGTAAAATATGATTTGATAATAGGAAATCCGCCTTATGTAGTATTACCAAAGAAAGAAGTGGATAAGTGTTATTTTGATTATTTTGAAGGAAGACCAAATATATTTATATTATTTATAGTGAAAGCGTTAAAAGAGTTAAATGATAAGGGAATATTAAGTTTTGTATTACCCAAGAGTTTTATGAATTGTCAATATTATGACAAATTACGAGTATATATTAATGAAAATTTTAAAATATTGAGTATAGAGGATTATTCAAGTGCGAAATATATAGAGACAGGACAGGCAACGATAGTATTTATAGCACAAAAGAGGAAAGGCGTGAATAAAAAATATGTTTTAAAATTTGGAGGAAATACAGTATTTAATACAAAGGATAATATAGTAAAGTTAAAAGAGTATTATGATGGAGCGACAACATTAAAGGAGTTAGGATTTATAGTAAGTGTAGGCAAAGTAGTATGGAATCAGGTGAAAAGTAAGTTAACAGATGATGAAGAGAAAACAAGATTAATTTATAGTAGTGATATAGTAAATAATGAATTAAGTATAAAAAAATATAAAAATCCTGAAAAGAAAAATTTTATAGAAAAGGATGGTAATAATGATTTGTTATTAGTAGTAAATAGAGGATATGGAAATGGTAAATATAAATTTACATATTGTTTAATAGATACTGAAAAAAAATATTTGGTGGAAAATCATTTAATTTGTATAAAAAGTGTGAATAATTTGGAGAGAAATGAATTGTTAGAAAAGTATAACTTGATAATAAATTCATTAAAAAGTAAAAAAACTCAAAATTTTGTGGATTTATATTTTGGAAATAATGCTATGAATACAAAGGAGTTAGGGGAGATGGTTCCAATTTATATTAACTGATATTCCATCTAATATTTGATATCCCATTACCATTTCCCCATCTGAGCAGGGCTTCTCCCTGAAATATTTTATTGGGATTACTGGAGAGATTATATTTTAATGTAATTTTTGGAGCTTTATTTTTATCCTCATTTAAATCAACATCAATAGATATATTTGAAATTTGAGGAGTAATAGTTAAGAAGTCTTTTTTTGATTCAATAGAGTCGGTTGTTTCATAACAACAGTTAAGCCAAAGATCTTTTTGTGAGAGACATTCTTGGAATTTTGTAAGAAGTTCTTGTTTAAAATTTTCTAAAACGTGAGGATGACTTTCCAATATATTTTTCCAGAGTACTTTGATAGAATTATAATAAATAGAATTGATAAGGCGTTTGTTTTCATCATCAGCTTCTCTAATTTTCTTAAGAATCAAACCAAATTCGGTTTTGGGTTTTCCGAAAGATGCGTCTCCTGTAAGCCATTCATTCAATGGGGGTATTTCTGGAAGAATAGGAAAATAATCTCTTAAATGAGGCAAAACAGTATAATACCACATCAGACAATATAATCTGGATATTTCGAAGTTATTATAAGTTCCATTTATTAGTTGTGGAATAGAGTTAAGGTTCCACGGATGTTCTGGATTATTTTCAGTTTCTTTGATAGCTTTATGTTCAATATTTATAAGTCTACCATCTTTCATCCATATAATGATATCGAAGTGATTATTGCTCCCACCAGCAACAGTGAACTTATCAACTAGATTGATGTTTATATTTACAGAAGAGAATTTTTGAGCTAGTCCCGGTGCAGGTCCTCTCGGGTCCCCGCTGTGGAGTTGGTTGTTCCATTGATTGACTATAAAATTAAGGCGGTCTTTTTCAATTTTGCCGTTAGAAGAGCGAGGCATAGAATAGTATTTCGTTCTATGAACGATTTTAATTCAATTTTATTTAACAGATAACACAACATATTCTTTGTTTTTGATTTATATCAAGTGTCATCCATTCAGTAATAGTATATTGAGAGCCCATAGAATGATTACATCTGGAACAGATAGGTTTTAGATTTTCTAAACATAATTTTCCTCCTTGACATTCGGGAATATTATGTCCAACATGATAATCAAATACATTAATAGTATTTTTGCACCATTTAATATAACACTTATGTTTAAATGTATGACCAAAATTAGTAATCCAACATTGTTCTCTAAGAGCTTTTGGGATATGTTGTTTTTTATAATTTTTCTTTTTCTTTTTGGGGGGCATATTAATAAATATTGTGATGGTACTTTTAAACTGGTTGAAAATTGATATAAACTGAAATTAATATTATTATTAATATAAATATGGAAAACAAAAAAATAAGCACTAAAAAAAGTGACCTTGAAGAACAAGGAATAGTTTTATGTGGATTATGCCAAGATATGATGAAAAAGATACCTAATGAAGGAGTAAATTTGACAGTGACATCGCCGCCTTATGATAATATTAGGGATTATAAAGGGTATTGCTTTGAAGAAGAAGACTTTAAAAAGATAGTAAGTGAATTATATAGAGTAACAAAAAAGGGTGGAGTAGTAGTATGGATAGTAGGAGATTCGGTAAAAAATGGTAGTGAGACAGGAACGTCTTTTAGACAGGCATTGGGATTTATGGCAGGAGGTTTTAAATTGCACGATACAATGATATATGAGAAAAATACCTCATCCTTTCCAGCTCGTAGAACGGGTAAGAGATATACTCAAATCTTTGAATATATGTTTGTATTTAGTAAAGGAAAGATAGCGACAGGTAATTTAATATGTGATAAGCCAAATAAGTGGGCAGGTCATACAAATTGGGGTAAAAATACGCATAGAGGAAAAAATGGAGAGTTAGTAAAAACGAAAGATATAAAGCCGGTGCCGGATTTCTCACCACGTAATAATATTTGGAGGTATAATGTGGGTAAGGGATTCAATAGTTCAGATAAGGAAAGTCATAACCATCCAGCAATATTCCCTGAAAAGCTGGCAGAAGACCATATTTTGTCTTGGTCAAATGAAGGAGATGTAGTATTAGACCCATTTATGGGTTCAGGGACAACGTGTAAAATGGCAAAAAAGAATGGTAGGAAATATATAGGTATTGATGCGAGTGAGGAATATTGTGAATTAGCAAAGTCAATAATAGCTAAGTATTAAAAATTGAAATATATTAAATTAATTAATTTTTTATTAAATTATGGCGTCTCTTACAGCACAAATGGAGGCACTTCAACAACAACAGGCTATTTTGACTGAGAAAATTAAAGAAGAAGAGGAAAGAAATTTGAAGTTGAATAAAGAAGCTTCTATTGGTCGTCTTGAAGCTCTTATTGAACCTATTACACATCATTTAGATTGGACTCATGAGACCGTTCCAAGCCAAAGAAAATGTCTCTCAACACAATATGAAAAAATAGAACAAAATAGATTAATGAGAAATCAAGCATTTTCACATTATAACCCACATCGACAAAATCATAAAGCTACTCTCAAATATAAGCATAGTCATATGTTGGCTAATGAGGAAATATTTGTTACTTTGTTAGGTATTATTAAAAAGCAAGATGCTCGTATTGGAGAGTTAGAACTATTATCAAAGAAATAAAAAATTTTATATAATAAATTTTTTTTAAAATCCTGCTAATTTTTTTCCTAATTCGGTTAGATTTGGGGGTTCAATAGGATTAATAATGGGTAGTTCGCCTCCATAAGTTCTGGGGTTTTTGCCAAATAATTTGGCTTTACATGGCCAGTGACTTGTAGAACGCATATCATTAAAGGCTTTTTGTTTTTTTCTTAAATTTGCAGGAGTGCCAAAGTTTCTTGGTCTATAGCATAAATAAACGACAGACCTGATTTTGGGGTTT